CCTTTAAGTGATTGATTACGAGCTTCGAAATACATATTTTTTGCTATGCATTCTGCTTCTAAATTTTTAGAGATGTCTGCTTGAGCTGATATACTAAAAACTAATGCTACAACTGTGACAAGGAAACTCTTAAACATAGTCACCCCAGTACTCATTCCAAGAATTATCTACAACATCTGACGCAATACAAATATCAAACATATTTATTAGACCAAGTTGTTTAATAACTGATGCTTTGGCTTCTGAAGTATTTTCTGATTCAGTAATGATTTTTTCGAGATCTAAACCAAAAACTTTCTCTTCGATATCCATCATGTAATTTTTCATATTAGCCATAATTTAAACTCCCTTTTTAATTTTATAGTACTATTATACACTAAAAACTAGGGAATGTACACCGTTTTTTTCACTTATTTGTATTTTTTTAGTTAATATGTTAATTAAGCCATCTTAGCTTTTTCATCGTATTTTATTACGTGTACATTATTTGTAACTTTAATTTTAAGAGCATCATGAACATGGTGTAATACAAATTTTGTGTTAGGAAATTCTTTAAACATATTTTCCCATACTGGACGCCAATTGTTTGCTAGTCTATTTGTATTCATATTTCCTCTATCAGATTCAAGATAAAAATCAGAACAACTTCGAAGATTAAAATCAAAGATAGAGTCAAATCCGTACATATGAATTTCATCAGCTTTAACTTTATTTGCTGCATAATGAACAGCCATATGACCACAATTAAAGTTTGTATAGTTTCCTGCGTACTTTGGTAAAACTGTATAAAATTCTTTAACTTGATGCGCATGTTTAACATAAAAAGTTGGTTGTTGATCCATCCAGACTTTAGGTCTCATACCTAATATCCAATCACCAGGAATAGTTAACGTACCTTCGTGTAAAGCTCTCATCATTTTAAAATCTACCATAATAGTTCCATATACGCCATTTACTGGCCAAGGCGGTATATTACACGTTAATTTCATGCCAACTCTTTGTTCTTTATGAAATAAACTTGCTTGATCACCATTTCCTATTATATGAACTGTTTTCATAACATACCTCTAATTTTGTCTTTGCCCTTTTTGCCTGTCCAATGCATAACTTTAATCTTACCGTTATATCCATCTAACTCAGTTTGTAGTCTCATTACATTATATTCATTTGGTAAATCTTTAATTAAACTAATTTTTGTGATAGGTGTTAAAATTCTGTCTAATACTTCTTGATCGCCTTTTTCTTCTTTATAATATTTTCTAACTGCGCCGCACCATTGTGATAATATTATAGGTTTATCTATAAATCCTACAACACCTGAATTATGCCACTTATGACCTCTTCTTTTAGTCCAAGGTTTATCTTCAACCATTGCAAGTTTATTTGGTTCTAATAAATCAAATATATCATCAATGTTTTCTTTAATTTCACAGTCTAAATCAATCCACACTGTTTTTTTAGAAGGAGATTTCCACATTGATAATGGTTTTCTAAACCAATTATACTCTTCAATTTCTCCTAGGTTCATCACTGCGTGCACATTTTTACGTACTATTGCCCGACCTAAATTGCTTAACCCAAAATCAGAAAATATTAAAGGTTTATTGCAATGTTTTTTGTAATTTTTAAAAAACCAAGGAAGCATCCATTCATGGCTTTCATCGCAACCTGTCAAAAAAGCTTCATCAAATGATTTCATATGTTTCACCATAATTATGTTTAGCGTAACAACCTGCTTTTTGTTGTATTGTAGTAAAACTATCTCTTGCTTCTACTGGCCAAGGATAATATTCTCCTAAAGTAAACTTACTTGAATGTATGTATATGTCTGTTGGACCTGCACTAAATGTACATTCATCTATCAATTCTTGTGCACCTTTTGGTGTTAATCTGTATGCATGTGCACCAGGGAAATATGGTTTTGAAACTAATGATCCATAACCTATATAAGATGGTGTGTTAAACTTACCATAAGATGGCTTACCTAGATTTAATATATCAAACATCATCATTTGTGGTATGTCACCAACTAACACAGCATCATGTTCAAATATTACTATTGGTTCTTTTGATCTTACACACTTTTGCCACAAACTATGATGACTCAAAAATCCTGCTATACAGTTCTCTGGCCTACTATATTTTTCATGAAATGGTCCAGAACCATATTTAAGTTTCTTCAATTCTTCATACACATCACAGTTTTGCGGAGTATATGCTTTATGTTTTTTAATATTATATCCAAAAACTTTACCACTTTTAATACATCTATCAGCAACTTGAACTGATCTCTCATTATCCATTATTGTTATTACATACATTTTCATAGTGTTGTCGTTGACCTCAATCCTTGTATTCTTGTGTAGAAATTACGTGTTACGCCAAGCCTTGGCACGAGTTGATAACACATTAAAGCATCATTTGGCCACATACCATACTCTTGTGTTAATTCAATCATAAGTTTAGCACCTGCTGGTTTAATAACATATGCTGAATTTCCAGCTAAACCTTGTGGTATATTAAACTCATCTATTCTAGGAACTGGTTGAAAAAATTCAGAACGTTCTAATATTTTATCATGATACATCTTTGATTTACGTGTTGCCATTGATGGATCATTTATTCCAATAATATCATAATTTGCTTTCGCAAATGTGCTATCAGCTGGTAGTTTTTTTATAAATCTAGAATCGTGTTCTAATATTAAAATTGTTTCATCAAGTGTTTTACATTTTTGCCAGAGATACCAATGACTTAAAAAACATGACATACGTTTTCTTAAATCTGCTGTTTGATATGCTGATTTAATTAAACCACTTTTTATGTCTGAAATTTTACCTTCTAAAGGATAATTCCAAACTAATCCATTACCACCACAAAATCCTTCAACTTTATGAAGCTCAATAGCCTCATGCATTTCCAATCCTTCGGCATGACCATATTTTTTATAGCTTTCATTAAGTTCATTAAATCCGGACATTGATATATTATTGCCTGGAACTACTATAGCAAATGCTTTCATTTCATTATCCTTATGTCATCACCATCTTCAACATAGTATTTGCCAATGCAATATCTTCTTAAATATTCATAACGAGTAAGTGCAAAATTATTTACGTTATCAATAATAATATCAAATCTAGGGTTATTCCACACATTTTTCATAATATCATTTATGCCCTTTTGATCATCGATATTGCATCTTGACCAATATATTCTTTTTTCATTTAGATAATAGTATTTATTTGGCTCTCTTTTATCAAATTTATCAATACAATATATGTTAGATCTATCTAAAAATTTATTCCAAACCGGTATACTGCTTTCTACACCAACCTGTAGTAAATTTAATGGTTTATGTCTGTTTTTAAACAATTCTTTTTCATAAAATGAAGAATATTTTTGTCTATTTGATTTATATCTTTGAAACAAAGTATTAAGCACGAACAAATCTTTCAATAGCAGCTCCACCATACACACAATGGTGGTTATTCATTACACTTAACATTTGATACCACCCGTATTCAGCAGGCCATAATTTTTTCTCTTCATTGAATTGATGAACTCGTTTAGTATCAAATAATTTTCTAGGGTGAAATATCATATTATCATTTATCCAACAATGCCAATCTCTACTCCAAGTTTGATCTGTATCTTCGGTAATGTAAACATGCTCAATATCTTTAAATTTATTAAGATCGGTATGTCTACCACCACGAACTGAAAAGCCTATAGCAATATTTTCTTCATATGATTTATTTAAATAATAACTAAAATCAACCATAGTAGACACTATAGTATCCCATCTTGTTCTTATAATCATGTCATATTCTTCCGGAACATCGTGTTCTAATTGATAAGCATGACCTATAATTTGTTTTGTATGATGAAGTAATTTGTTATGTGTTTTCGCGTTGTCCGCTAAACTTCCATTCATTTTATCAATAAAAGCTTTTTTGTATGCTTTATATTTTACATGAGGTGGATCAATAACGCATTCTAACCAAGGGTTATAATTAATTTTTGGTTCATTATGATATGTTGAATTATATTTTTCTGATATGCTATTTTTGTGTTCTGTCCATGTTGAAAAGTAAATAGGCACTTCTGGAAATGCTTTTTTTAAATTATTAATATTTTTTTCAAAATTTCCTCTGGCTATACCAGAAACACAAATAGCAGGTTTCATCATACATCCTTATTGTAATTACTCAAAAAATGATTTAAATCTTCAGGCGTTCCTAGTCCCCACATTCCGTCGGAATGAATATTTTTAATTCTAACTTTTCCGCCTCTTTCTATAAACTGATTAAATACCGGGCAAACATAAAATTCATTATTCGTTCTAATGTTTTTTTCTATCATTTCATCAGCACAACTTACGTAATCACTTCCACGAGACCAATAGTATATACCAACAGTAGCATTATCAGAAATTGGTTGTTTTTCTGCCACTTCACTGACAAATCCATTTTTATCTAATCTGACGTAGCTCCATTTTGGGTGCGTGCTTTTAAATGTAAGTATGCCACCGCCTATGCCTTCAGTACTAAATGCATATAAAACTTCATTACTATTCCATTCAACAAACTGATCAGAATTTGCAATTATAAGAGGATCATCATTGTTAATATATTCACGAGCTAATAACGTAGTGCATGCAGCTCCTTCAGTAATACCATCTACTTGAACTATTGTACAATCAGGTTTAATTAATTTTAGAACAACTTCTAAATTAAATTTTTCATAATGCTTTTTTTGCACGATATAAATGTGATGAGCGTCAATATTTAAATTATCAGTTACAACTTGTATCATAGGTTTATTACCTACTTCAATTAAAGGTTTTGGAAACGTGTATCCTTGCTCTTGAAATCTGCTTCCAGCTCCAGCCATCGGTATTAATACATTCATTTTTTTACTTTTCCACGGTATGTTTTGTTTAGGAGTTTTATCTGCTTCTTCTATTTTATCTAGTACTTTACTTAAGTAAACATCTTGTGTATCTTCTACTGCTAACAAATGTGCACCACTATCTAATACTGCTTGTCTTCCAATATGACTATCTTCAATTATAAGAGTTTCACTAGGTTTCGCATCTGCCTTTAACATAGTTTTAAAATACATTTCAAAGTGTGGCTTAGGTTTTTGTACATCTTCATTGCTGTACCAGAAATCAAAATATTCAATGAGACGCAATTGGATTAAACTCATCTTTACAGTTTCACGTACAGCATTACTCGCACACGCTAGAATATAACCTCTATCTTTTAGCTCTCTACACATGTTGATGAAATCATCTCGAGGTTTTACTGTGTTTTTAAGAATCTCTACAGTAGCTTTTTGCTTATCCTTTGCTATAGTAGAATGTTTATCTGTTGACAAACCTTTGTTAGATGTAAGCATATTAAGTTTTGTTCTAGTTGATAATCCATCGTATGTGCTTAAATGTTCTTCAATGCTTATAGCATATTTAGAACCTAAAGCTTCATTTAAAGCTTTATAGTGAATTTGTTTACTATCGATTAATACGCCGTCTAGATCAAATACTATTAATTTTATCATATTCTAATTTCGTATTGTGTTTGTCCATGTTTAAATATTTTTAATTCATTTTTATTTATAAATTCATTAACTGCTTTAGTTACACCAGGTTTTTGCCATCTAGAATTAGGCCAACCATAATCATCACCAAGTATTAATCCACCTGGTTTTACAATCTTTATAGCGTTTTCTAAATCTCTAAGACATCCTTCATATGAATGATCTCCATCAATATAAATCCAATCAAGTTCTACATCATTATATTTTTCAAACCATTCATCAGAAGACATGCGACATATTTCAGCTTCAGTAAAAGTTCTAAATCTAGACTTTACTTCAGCGAAAACTCTATCGTAATATTTTTCGAAACCAGATGGAGAAAACTCTCCAGTTATTTTAGAATATTTGGCAAGATATTCTTGAAATGACATTTCACTATTTTCTTTATATGGCTCTATAGAATATGAATCTACCATATAGAATTTTTTTAAACCTTTTTTTACAAATTGAGTTGAAGTGTTACCAAACCAAACTCCAATTTCTGCACCAACTGTATCGGGTTTTATTAAATGCATTATATTTTGAGAATCTTTATTTGTGTGAGTTGCCATCATGATAGTTATACCTTAAAATATTTACTTCCGTTATTAATTGCTCTTACTAAATGGTGAGATTTATATGAATCATCTGTATCATATATATGAATATCTTCATACTTCTTATATAGTTGCGCAACATGCATCATGCCTGAATCACTTCCAACATGAAATTTTGCGTTTTTTATGGCAAAACCAATATGAGGTAATGATGTCTTCAACAATCCTTTACCTTCTCCGCCAACATATAATGGAATAACACCATACTTATCGTGTATTTTTTTTCTTGCTTCTTGCGATAGTGTTCTTTTAGGATCTGTAGAATCCCATTGAACGGTGATGTATTCATCAGGTAACCACGTATTGTCAATTATTGGTTCTAATTCAGGTAGCTGTTTTATATACTGAGACATTTCAATACCAACACGTGTTTCATTAGGATGCATATGAATTGTATCTTCATAATGATATATGTATGCATCATGACCTTTAGATTTTAAATATTTAATCCATTCAACTTCAGTTAAATTTTCAACTGGATGTGGTTCTAAATATAATGAATCACTAGGAAATAAAGCTAATATTTCTATCCAAGATTTTTTCTTTTTAGCAGAAGGTACGCCACCTGCAATACTCCATTTATCATCAGTGATATGAATTGTAACTGAAGAGTTGTGTGCTTTTCCGTATTGATATGCTATCATAGCGCTGTGAACTCTATCACCTAAACCAGGTGTAGTATAAGGTCTATCACCGCTTCTTACACTCTTTGATCTTAATGCTAAATGCTTCAATGGCTTTTCTTTTCTGTGAATGCACTACCAAAATAAACATCAATACGTTTTTTTGTTTCATGCCTTAAATCATTAATTTGAGTAATTAAAAAAGCTGTATCAGCTTCTTCTTTACTATATCTTTCTACGCCTTTTCTTTTACGATCTTCTAAATCCCATAACTCTTCGTTAATTGCTCTCATAATTCCTAAGTAATGATCAAATCCGTCATGAGTAAGATCCTGACTTTCATATTGATTTAATTCTCTTTCTACATCTAAGCCTTTTTCTTTTTTTATTAATAATATAGAATATCTATCAATGTATTCAGCGATACTAATATCTATCGTAAAAAACTTAGCAGGTTCAAAATTAGGATCTTTCCAACTCATATCACTTTCTCCATTAATTGTTCAATATTTTCACCGCTGTTTGGTAATTTGTCTTTAAGAAAGAAATGTACAAAATGTGCTTCTTTAATTTTATCATCTGGTATTGCAGTGAATAACGCATTCCATTTCCAATGTAATTCTTTCTGAATCATATTTTCCTTTTTAACCCAATAATTTAAAAGAGTTTGATCAGTACTCCACTTCCATGCGCCTAAACCATCTACAAATTTTTTAAATTCAGGTCTTTCAATAAATTGTTTACCGGTCTGGCCATTAAGATATTTTTTAATATTTCTATCTAATAACATAAGACCCATATTATAAAAATGGCCACCTGCGTCATTCCATTTCCAATCAACATCTTTAAGATCGCTGTACTGCATTCTTGTATATCCAGCAAGCTTTTGTTTGTACCAAGGGAGAATAGGAGCAGATCTTTCCACAACACCACCAAAATCAGATTCAGGATCTAGTTCATCGAATATGTTAGGTGATCCTGGTCTTATCCAGATGTCTGCATCAATGATAGCAATTTGATCGTATTTATTCCAGTAATCAAAGGCATTTTCTTTTTCATATATTGGTAGAAATCCACCGTATTTTTCATATGACTCTTTACTACGATTTGTAGCAAATACGTCTGGTTTAATCATCATTTTTGGAATTGTTTGAACTATATAGTCAACACGATTTTGAGGTTTTTCAGTTTTATTAATTTCTTCAGCATACAATTTAACAGAGGCTGTACAGTGATCATACAGCCTCGATTTTTTACCAGTGTAAACTTGATATATCAACCTTTTCATAACAAAAATCCTTTTACTTTATTTTTTTGGTGCTGGTTTACTCGCTTTACCTTTTAATGCATCAGCACCAAAGAATGCTGAAACTAATACGGCGATTGATGCAAAATATGTTGGTGCAATATCAGCAATTAATCCTGCTGCCTCAGACAATCCGAATGCAGAAGTTATAAAAATACCAATTGGATATAACAACAATCCAAATAAAGCAAACCATGCCATTTTTCTAATAGCATCTCTTTGAGCGTCTGCGTCTTCCATTTCTTTCCTTTTAAATTCTAAATACATCGCCTGTTCTTCTTCAGAAACAGTACCATCACCGTTAGTATCCGCGGGATGAAAGCCCGCTTTCTTCAACTCTTCTTCGCTCATTATAGAACTCCTTTATTTTCTTCGCTATGTTTAATGCATCATTAAATCCATCACGAAGTGAATTTGACCTGTGGCCATTTTCAATAAACCATTCTATAGTATTTATATCAGAACCAGATACTTCCATATTGTAGCCTCTAGTAATCTCTTCAAACTCAAATCTTAATTGAATTATTCTTGTTAATCCTATAGGCATGTTAGTGTCCAAAAAGCTTTCGTTTTCTATATTCATCAATTGTATCCTCTAATAATTTAGTCCAGTTGTCTCTATGTTCTACGAACACACACGGTTTTTCATGATCAACGTCCATAATAATAACTATGTTTGGTATTGACATGCCCGTTCTTTCTTCCCACATGATTGCATATGCTGCACCTTGTGCGAAATAGTTTGTGATTCTTTCTTTCTTCTTAATGTATTTAGAAGTTTTAAAATCAATTATTGAGGGTACTCCATTGTACTCTGCGATGCAGTCGCACCGTCCTGCGAGTTTGAGGTGATGACTAAATAGTGGCACCTCGAGACCATATATTTTTCCAATATTGTTATCAAGTACAGGTTTGAGATTTGCGAGACTCTGCCTGATGTGTGGCAATTCTTGTGTTGTGTCTTCATTGCTTAAATACTTCTCTACAATACTATGGACTTTTGTTCCACGTCTCGATGCTTTTCCACTGATTATATCAGCCTGTTCGACTCCAACTCTTTCACGCCACGCTCTTATAGCATCTTCAGACAGTATACTTAGAACTGTTGTGATACTAGGATAAGACTTGCCATCAGGAGTACTGTAAGTTCTCCCAGTGTCGGTAGTTGTAGCGATAAGATCTTCATAGCCGATATCAATTTTTTCATGATTAAATCTCTTTGTCATATGTGATCATTTCTCTAGGTATATAATTTATATTAATAACGAATCTGTATTTAGTATTTGAACTTGTTGTTCCGGAATGTAAATGATGAGAATCAAATTTAACTAATCTTCTTGCTTTACTATAAACTTTCGAATTATCTTTAAAATATGTATAACCATTATTATCGTTAACGTAATATACACACGTTTTTGCTTTATGTTCTGTGTCTACGTGAAAAGGAAATTCAAATATTTTATCAGTATATGTTGTACAATTAATTTTAACTTTTAACAAAATATCAATATCAAGTTTTTTTAAAATAGGTTCAATTAAAGAATAATAATTACTTTTATAAAGATCTTTATAAAAGTAAATCAAATGGAAAAGCTGATTATTTTGTAATTCATTTTCTATGTTTTTTGTTTTAACTTTATCTGCTAAAAACCAAGGGAAATGAATACCACTTAAAACTTTATCAATATGCTCATTAGTATAATCTGGAACAAAATCATCAATAATTTCATAATCTGGTTTTATCATATTTTATATATTTTTCTTTTCTGCTGGATTTCCATTATAATCGAATATTTCTTTTACTGCTTTTTCATTTAGACAATATATAGCTTCTGGTTGTAATTTAAAATTGTAAGCACCGGCTGCAGATCTAAACATATTCATATTATTTTTTTGTACATGTTCATAGCATTTAATGTAATTATCAAATGAAGGTTTTGAAAATATATATATTGGCCTATCCACATTAGGAGTAGACATAACAAACGTTACTACAATGAAAAACATATTCATTTTAGCCTCCTATATTTTGATGGTATTACCTTTCCCAGAATTTTGTTTAATTCTTTGAAGATTGTCTTTCCATCCGTTATCTGTTTTTGATAGGAGACTTCCATGACCACCAATTACGCCTGGAAATTTAAGTACTTTTATGCAATTATGCTCTTTAAGATAAGCTTCTAGTTCTTCAGAACTGCACTCAATATCGTATTCATCACCTTCTTCTAAAGGCTTTACTGTATACTTAGGCACCTTGATATCCTTCCCACCAATCTGGTGCTGGTCTGCCCCAATCCCATTTAGCAAATGGTTTAGCTTTATGATAGTAGTTTCTGTAAGCTTGTACTGCATCACCTTGGACTATACAGTCAGGATAAGCAGCCATTGCTTGAGCAAACTCAGTAAGACCAGCTTCTGGTATATTTATAGGCGGTGCAGCGAGTACAACACCTAACTTTTCGAATGTAACGTGTTTTTTATTTCTACGAAATTCGAATTCTTTAGCAAGAGATACAAAATGATGATAATGCCAATTGTAATTGTCTTTACTTTCCATAGTCCATACAGTACATGGATGATGCTTATGTACAGCTGCATAATAAATATCATCGCGCATATCGCCAAACGAATAATAAGTTTGAATAGTTTTACCTGAACGAGATCTTCGTTTTTCTGGTTTGCCATCAAGAAGTCTGTGTGCAGTACATAACATTTGTGCAGATTCGATAATCATCTTAGGCACATGCTTATCGCACATCATCATGGCTGCTTTTTGTGGATCTTTATCCAATATAAAAATATTCATACTTTTCACCTTTTAAATAATATAATTGTATCATGTTTTTCGCGGTTTGTAAACAGTTATTTTTTTAATTGATTTGAAATTTATTCTCCAGTATTTTCATCAACTTGACTTTTTTTCTTATGAAATTTCTTTTTTTATCTATTTTTTCCATTCGATTAATCCTACCTCTTTTTTTAAATGTTAGTCCGTAGTGTTTTTCAAGTTGTTGTAGTACCATCTCTTTGCCTTTCAAAAAGGTTGCAGAGTTAGTCCTTAAGTAAATTTGGAAAGGCCTCCTCTACAACTGGTCTAGAAATTCCTGGAATTTTCTTTTTATTAATCATATTAATAACTAGTTTAGCATCTTCAGGGTGTACGCCTTCTAGTATTCCTATGAATATCTGTTCTCTTTTAAACTTAGGCATTTTATCGCCTTGTCCACCTTTTACAAAGTATTTAAATTGTGAATTTTGCCTTGTAAGATTAGTTGGATGATTATGTGCTGCAGATGCAACATATGGTGGTTCACCTTCAGGCAAATTCCATTCAATTGTTGTATCCATAGATCCTCTTATAATGTCCTTTAAAGCCCATGACTCATTTTCTTTGAGAACGCGAACTTTATCATTTTTACTTCTTTGTTTAGACATTTCTTCTAAAACTTCAAAAACATATTGTTTCATTAAATAAACTCCTGTACACTTTCAATCAAATTATTACAACGCTTGGCCACTAAGTAATTAAGTACTTTACTTGTCTTAGGACCAGGATCTTGTTCATTATAAGTATTTATAATTTGTGTTTTAAGTTCAGATGGTGTTTCGCTTAGATCAATTAATTTTTTATTACGACAATAATTTCTATACCAAGATGCTGCATAAAGTAATTCACCTTCATTTACATCTTCAATAAGTGCATCAACTTTTTTCTGTGACATAGGTGTTTGTCTAAACCCTTCAACAAATACATTATCGTCAGATAATATATTTGGTACACCATCTCCTTTATCACCACGTATGATATGATTTTGTAGAAATAATCTCGGATTAGCTTCTATCATTTCTTTTTTCTTTAATGGTGAAAATTGTTTAACATTTGGAAATCTTTGTAATTGTAAAAAATCACGATCAGAAGATACAATCATAATCTTTTCTGGATTAAATTCTACTTCTGATTTCATAGTAACCAATGTACCTATTACATCATCAGCTTCACAACCATCGATTCGAATAACTTTATATGGAAGATTTTCTAATATTTCTTCTCTTACAAGATTTAATATTCTAAATGCTTCATTCCAATCGAATGAAGATTCTTCTCTACCCTTTTTACGATTAGCTTTATATTGTGGAAAAGCTTTTCTACGCCAGTTATTTGAAGCATCTACAGCAAGAACCATTTCACCATATTCTTCTTTGTATCTTTTACGATACATGCGTAAAGAATTTAGTATCATATGGCGAATAAGCTGTTCATCATTAGTTTTATTAATAATAATACTAGCTAATGCTATGCCACTATAGTCAACAATAATCATGAATATCTCCTATACACATAGACATCCCATAATGTAGCATTTTTAATACCTCCTATAGGATCACCGAAGTAAGTAAAACCTTTAGTAGGTTTTCTACCTTTCTTCTCAACTCTAAATTTTCTGTCAGATGAATTGCAGGCTTTTGCAACAGATTTAACCATTTCATATTCTAGCATATCTTGAGGATTTTGAGGATCGAATCTGCCAATCCATGAAGATGATCTATCGTGTGGTCCGATGTGTATACCCATTATATAAACTCCCTTTTTAATTTTATAGTACTATTATACACTATTTTTAAAGGAATGTACACCGTTTTTTTCATCTTTTTTGTATTTTTTTCCATAATATATGTAATACAAAAAACCAACAACCATTTATTATTGGCTCAACGAGAGCCACAGTGCCAGCTTCCCATAAGTTAGCACCTGTCATAAAATATACAACATTCATGGCAATAAAGATATGACCTGCAGTATAGATTAAAGCAAGTACCAAACTATCCATTTTTAAAAGTTGTCTTATAAATGGTTCTCTTGTTTTTTGTTTTATGGATTTCCACTCAGCATCTTGTCTGAGCTTCCATAGCATCCAATCATAATATCTTTCTGGTTCTTTATCATTCATTAACAAACCCTTTCACCATCGGAAATATTTTTGCTATTGCTTCAGCACAAGCTCTTGCAACTTCACTGCATTCTTTTTGAGTACCATTACCTGATCTTAATTCAATAAAATGAATCCAACTTCTTATTGTTCCATTCATATAAATCCTTGATGTGGTTAAACCTTCAGGTAATACTGCTCTTGCAACTTCTTTAGCTATTCCTTTTTTGATTGCAGCTTCATAGACTTGTTTGCACATCCATATGACTCGCCTTTGTTCTCTTTCCCAATCGAGTTGGAAAGCTTCGTCATCAACTTCGATACTACTTTGTCTATTCTTATCGTCTTGCATTCTCGCTTCTCTTGTAACAAATTGTAACTCCTTTACTGGGTTTGCATATCTTTGACTAAACTCTTGAAAACTAAAACTACGATGTCTTAATATTTGTCTGGCTATATCTCTGGTAGTGTTGATTTCAATACAAGCACTTGCCATTTCAAACGGAGACCAATGTTGATGCTTAATAAGATATTTTAAAAGCTTTTCATTAGTTTCAGTATTTAGTTGGCCTGATGGATTAGAAACTCTTGCACAAAAAGCAATTAAGTCTTGCACATCAAGTGGGCCATATTCGTTACTATCATAACTTTCAAATTCAGATGATTTGCTATACGAAATTAATTTTGCTATCATAACTTGAAATCCTTAAATCGTTGACCAGTTGGAGTTTTATCAAAAACTGGTGTATCGTCTGTTAATGTTTGTTGATTTTCTTCTACATCATATAATCGCATTTTACTACGATCAACACCAACTACAAATCTTTTATGAAGCGTTGGATCGTTATAACGGTTCTTTAATTGTTTGACCATAAACTGACCTTGCTTTTCAAGTTCTTCGGTTGATATAAGAGCAAACATTAAATCCGCTGTAGCGGGTAATCCAAAAGACTCACTTGTATCTTCAAGCCCAACATCCGAGTTAGAATAACCAGAACGAGTCGTTTGCGTTGCAGAGAAGACCGGTACATCAAATTCGACTGCAAGGCCACGTAATTCTTCAGCAATTGCTTTAATGTAAGAGTATGAATTGATTGCACCGCCCATTCCTTTCATTCTAGAACTTGCACAT